AAGGAGACGAAGACCTAGAAGATCGTATGGTAGACTTAGAAAAAGAATTAGACGACTTACGTCAACAGTTCAATGATGAAATGGGCGGCGGCGACGACAAAGGTGACGATGAAGACGCTGGCGACATGGGAGACATGGGCGATGATGACGAAGACGATGCTGAAGATGAAAGCATCGACCTTGGCGTAGAAGAAGCAAAAGACGAAGAAGTAGACGAAGCATCTAAGGATGAAGAAGTTGCTGAAAAGTCTGATGCAGAGCAAATGCGTGAGTATGTTGAAAAAGTAGCAGGCGGTGGATTAGATGCACAAAAAATTGGCGGCGATAATGGCGCTAATGCAAAAAGTCCAGTTGCAAGCAAAAACGACATGGGCGGAGACGCTAGTAACTTAGTTGCTGGTGGCGAAGCAGACTCAAAAGGTACAGCAGGTGGCTTAGAAGGCAATTCTCCAAAAGAGGATAGCATGGGCAACATTAATGTACCAGGTGGTAAAGCCGCAAAAAGCATGAAAGCACAGCCAAAAGGCCACGGCGCTGAAAAGAAAAGTGCAGGCGAAAACGCTGACAATAAAAAATCTACTATTGGCAGTTAATTAGGAGTAGAAGGATATGAATCTACTAAGCGAGAATTTGACATTCGACCAGGCAAAAATGGTTGTTGAGTCAACTGAAAACTCAAATGGAACCAAAGACCTTTTTCTAAAAGGAATTTGTATCCAAGGCGGAGTACGCAATGCAAACGAGCGTGTGTATCCTGTTAGTGAGATTGGAAGGGCTGTCAAAACTCTCAATGATCAAATTGAGACTGGTTACTCAGTTCTTGGTGAAGTTGATCATCCTGAAGGCCTAAACATTAACCTTGATCGTGTTTCACATATGATGACTAATATGTGGATGGAAGAAAACAACGGTTATGGCAAAATGAAAATTTTACCGACCCCGATGGGACAACTAGTTAAAACAATGCTTGAAAGCGGAGTTAAATTAGGTGTTTCATCGCGTGGTTCGGGTGAAGTTAACGAGTCCGGTGATGTATCGGGCTTCGAAATTATTACAGTGGACGTTGTTGCACAACCTAGTGCTCCAGGAGCGTACCCTACGCCGATATACGAACACTTAATGAACGCCCGCGGAGGGTACAAGGCTTACGAATTAGCACAGGCAACAAAACAAGACGATAAGGCACAAAAGTATCTTAAGGAATCGTTGATTAATATAATCAACAAACTCCAGTGAAACTAGGAGAAAAAGTATGATAGATGCACTGAAAACACTCTTTGAAAACGATGTAGTTACAGAAGAAGTCAGAGCACAAATTGAAGAGGCTTGGGAAAGCAAGATTCGCGAAAACAAACAGGCGGTAACGGCTGAGTTACGTGAAGAATTCGCTCAGAAATACGAGCATGACAAGCAAACAATGGTTGAAGCCATTGATAAAATGCTAGATGACCGTCTTTCAAGTGAAATTGCTGAGTTTGCAGAAGATCGCAAACAACTAGCAGAAGCCAAAGCAAAGTATGCTATTAAGTTGAAGGAAAACGGAGACTTATTGAAAGCATTTGTTATGGAACAGTTAGGAAAAGAAGTCACTGAATTACACGAAGACCAAAAGAAAATGGCAATTAATTTTGCTAAAATGGAGGAATTCGTTGTAGAGGCTCTATCTAAGGAAATTGCAGAGTTCCACGAGGATAAAAAAGACCTAGCCGAAACAAAAGTACGTTTAGTACGTGAGGCTAAGAAACACTTCAATAAAGTGAAGACTCAATTTATTGAAAAGAGTGCAAAATTAGTATCCGAAACAGTAAGTAAGCACTTGAACAAAGAGATTACTGCACTTAAAGAGGATATTAACGTTGCAAGAGAAAACGACTTCGGTCGTAAATTATTCGAATCTTTTGCAAGTGAGTATGCAAATAGTTACTTGAACGAAAAGAGCGAAACTTCCAAACTTCTTAAAATTGTTGATTTAAAAGATAAGCAAGTAGAAGAAGCAAAAGCAGAAGCGGCTAAGGCACTTGATGAAGCACAAGCGAAAGCAACTGAAATCAAGAGAATAAACGAAGCGGCAGAACGCAACAAAGTAATTAACGGTTTGATTGAGCCATTAAGCAAAGATCAACGTGAAATTATGACAGACTTACTGGAATCTGTTCAAACGCCGGGTTTAAACAAAGCGTTTAACAAGTACCTACCAGCAGTTATTGATGGTAACGCTCCAGCAAAGAAGAAGGCAACACTAGTAGAAGGCAAAGAAATTACAGGCAATAGAGAAACTAACGTTAGTAGTAAAGCAGACGAGAATGTTGTTGACATTAGACGTCTTGCTGGATTAAATTGATAGGAGATAATTATGTCAGAACTACTCGAAAGTCGCTGGCAGGAGACTAAAACTGCGTTGCTAGAAGGCCTTAACGGAAACAAAAAGACCGTTATGGGAGCAACTCTAGAAAATACTAGAAAGTATTTGGCAGAGACAGCAACAGCAGGCACAACTTCAGCCGGTAATGTCGCAACTCTTAACAGAGTCATTTTACCAGTTATCAGACGTGTAATGCCAACAGTTATCGCAAACGAACTTGTTGGTGTTCAGCCTATGACTGGACCAGTGGGTCAAATCCACACACTAAGAGTCCGTTATTCGGACACTTTTAATGCTGGTGCATCAGGTGCAACAGCAGGTGAAGAAGCACTTTCACCATTTAAAATTGCTGAAAGTTATTCAGGTGCAACTAGTGGTAAAGCAGATGCTACAGCCGCTAAAGAAGGTGTACCAGGTAACAAACTAAGCATCCAGATCTTAAAACAAACAGTTGAAGCGAAAACTCGTAAGTTGAGTGCTCGTTGGACGTTTGAAGCGGCTCAGGACGCTCAGTCACAGCATGGTATTGATGTTGAAGCAGAAATTATGGCGGCTTTAGCCCAAGAAATTACTGCTGAGATCGATCAAGAAGTTCTTGCTTCATTAAGAACACTTAGTGGTACAGCCGTTGAAACATACGACCAAGCAGGTGTATCAGGTACAGCAACTTTTGTTGGTGACGAGCATGCCGCATTGGCAGTTCAAATTAACAGAGCGGCTAACTTAATCGCACAGCGTACAAGACGTGGTGCAGGTAACTATGCAGTGGTAAGTCCATTTGCATTAACTATCCTGCAATCAGCGACAACTTCAGCGTTCGCAAGAACAACTGAAGGTTCGTTCGAAGCACCAACAAATACTAAATTTGTAGGTACATTGAACAACGCTATGAAAGTATATGTAGATACATATGCAGGCGATGGTACAGCAGTATTAGTAGGTTACAAAGGTTCATCTGAATCAGATGCACCAGCGTTCTACTGTCCATACATTCCACTAATGTCAAGTGGTGTTGTAATGGATCCTGCAACATTTGAACCAGTAGTAAGTTTCATGACTAGATATGGATATATCGAGTTATCAAACACTGCAAGTTCACTTGGTAACGCAGGTGACTACCTAGCAAATGTAGCGATTACAAACGGTAACGTATCATTTAGTTAATAGGTATATTACAAATTGCATAAAATAGGCCCTACGGGGCCTATTTTTTTGGCTAAATACTACTACAATCGTTCATCCTAACGGACGGAAGTAGCAATAGCGAAGGAACGCACTTAACTGTAAAAAGGAGAGTGTCATGAACTACAAAGACTTCGAAATCGCTCGCAAAAAAGAACGTACAAAACGGTCTCATAAAGCAATAATCCAAAAACTGATTAAAGAACGCAAATCAAGACCGCGTTGCGAGAAGAATATCTTGAGCGATGATCCAAGATTACAAAAAATTTAATATTTTGGTAAAAAAGTGGTTGACTTTATATACAAATATGTTATATTAGTTACATAAGCAACAAAAGAGTTATAAACTTTTGTTTTATAGTGCTAGGAAGAGGCGTTTACCAGAGCGTCGAACTAGGCTGTAAAGGGGTGGTACCCAGGCATGGTTGCAGAAATGCGTTGTGTCACATCGCTCTACCGAGCGGTTGCAGGCTCCCTGGATTTAGAATGGTATCTAGTCGAGGGGTTGGAGGTATAACCGAGTCCTCCCTATAATTGCTTATTTTTTGAAAAGGCTCTTCGGAGTCTTTTCTCTTGACAAATCTCTCTTTAGAATATAAAATACAGTATGAATAAATTTATATTGTTAGTCACGGTTTTTGCCGTGTTTTTTTGTGGCCGAAGTTTGGCTGAACCTTTAGAAATAACAATAACAATTCCAAGAACAGCAAGTGATTTAGCAACTACAACATATACGTATGATGTTATAGGTTCTACTACACCTGTTGAAAATACAAACGGAGTTAATATTGTACAAAATGGACCTCCAGGACAATCTAGTAGTTTGTTTATAAGAGGCACAGAAAGTGATCATAGTTTGATTACACTTAACGGGATACCAATAAAGGATCATAGTACACCTAGTGGAGCAGATGATTTTAGTCAGCATAACTTAATAGGAATAGACTATTTGACCATTATAAAGGGTCCTATGAGCAACACACACGGGCCTAATGCCGCAGGTGGTGTTATTGATATGCATACAGATACATATGGGCAAAGTTATATTGATTTAAGCATAGGTTCTAATAACCTTATAAGCAAAGAAATAAGCGTAGTAGATAATGATCAAACAGATAGACACAATTTTAAAATTACAGCAAATCAAACTTCTACAGATGGTGTAAGTGTATATGCTGAAGGAGAAGAAAAAGATCCACATGAAGCAAATACATTTAACATTTCATATGATTATATAGGAAACAAATATATTCTAAAATTAAATAAAATTAAAGACACAAATGAAATGAATCTTGATAGTGGCTCTGCTGATGTGCTTAACTATACAGGAGATTGGGAATGGAACAATAATCAAATTGACTTGCAAATGAAAAACACAAGAGTTGTTTTGAATAATAGTAAACATGATAGGTCTTACACTAAGAATGGTGTTGTTGACACATATAACAGTGAAAGCAATACATATCTAACACAACATACGTTTAACAAAGACACATATGATTATTCTGTAGGTTATGAATACAACGAAGCAAGTGCAGACTTTTCAACAAATATAAACAGTTATCAAAGTAGTGTGAATGAAAATAGATACACAAATGGATTATTTTTTGAAATTGATAAAGAATATTTTATGGGTACTATTGTAAGTTTCAGTAGTAGATTTGATAGCATAAGCGACTTTGACAATCAAATAAGTTCTAGAATAGGTATATCACATGATGGTTATAGAGCAAGTTATTCACAAGGTTACAGACTGCCAACATTATATGAAATGCATGGAATTGACAGTTATGGATATCAAGGTAACCCAAACTTACAAGCAGAAGACATAGATTCATATGAAGTGGGATACAGAATAGGAAATTTTGATACTGCACTATTTTATATAGAAGAATCAAATGCAATAACATATGCTAATTCAACCTATACAAATGTTACAGAAGGTGGCGAAAGTAAAGGTGCAGAAGTAAGTTATAGCAAATCTATTTTAGGTTACAATCTTTCATCTAATGTTACATATACTGAAGCAAAACTTAATAATGGAAATGAAAAATTGCGTAGACCAACTTGGGTAAACAATTCTAGTTTATCAAAAAATATAAATGATTTGAATTACAAAATTTCAATGAACTATTACGGTGACCATAAGGACATTGACAGTTCAACATTTCAAACAATTGATAAGGATAGCATTACTACGTTTGATTTAGAATTAAATCAAACAATGGAAAACAAAATGTTTTACTTAGGATTGTATAATATTACAGATGAAAAATATGAACAACCAGATGGTTATAATCAATTAGGTATTAATTTCCAAGCAGGTATTAGAATTACAATGTAATGAATAATTTATATTGGTTCTTAGGATTTATATTAGTATTAGCATTAAGTAGAATAATACCACATCCACCAAACTTCACTCCAATTATTGCCGTAGCAATTTTTGCACCAAGAATAATACATCATATTCCCACAGTTATTTGTGCAACATTACTTGCTATGTTTATAGCAGATATGTATTGGGGTTTACATAGTTATATGATATGGACTTATAGTAGTATTGCGTTATGCACACTTTTAGCAACAAAATTAAGATTGCTGACTATGTCTGTTGTAGGTCCTGTATTGTTCTTTATTGTAACTAATTTTGCAGTATGGACAAGTGGATACTACGGATTTACACTATCAGGATTAATAACATGTTATATAGCGGCTATACCGTTCTTTTACATGACTCTACTAAGCACATTAATATATGTTTCTTCCTTCTACATTATAGAAAAAATGGTGATTTCACAGGTCAAACATCGTACTTAATTAA